ACAAATGCAACAACAAACAGGAATAGACCCGAATGCAAACCCAAGCATCCAAGCACTTGGGGGTTGATGGATACCCTCGTAATAAAGATCAAGACGAAAAAATATCATTAGATTTAGCAAGTGCCTTCAATACTCCAAGTGGCATAGCTACAATGCAATATCTGAAGTCCATAACTATAGAAGCTATTACTGGTTCTAATATTACAAATGAAGAACTACGGCATCTTGAAGGGCAAAGATATCTAGTGGCATTAATTGCCAAACGTATACAACATGCAGAGAGGATAAATCATGGAAGAGCAAGTAGAGCAAACAGCAAGTGAAGCACCGGTAGAAGCACCGGTTGAACAAACGGCTCAGGAAAGACCTGAGTGGTTACCTGAAAAGTTTCAAACACCTGAAGATTTACGGAAGTCATATGATGAACTTTCTAGTAAATTAGGTAAAGGTGAAGAAGAATTACGCAAATCTATTATGGAAGAAATAGAGACAGATGCATTTTCTCAACGGCCTGCTTCTGTAGGCGAGTATGTTTTACCTGAGATATTAGATGAAGAGGCTGCAGTTGATAACGAGCTTCTTGATTGGTGGTCTAACTATTCATGGGAAAATGGTTTAAGCCAAGATGAATTTGCAGAAGGTATAGAAAAATATGCTAATGCTGTTATGGGAACACAGCCTGATCTTGATGCAGTAGCTAAAGAACTAGGCGATAATGCCAATGAAAGAGTTGAAGCAGTGCAATTATGGATGAATAAATTCTTTCCAGATGCTGCTATGCAAGAAGCTATTGCTACATTAGGCAGTAGTGCTGCAGGAATAAAAGCATTAGAACATATTATAGAGCAAACCAAATCTGGTAATATTTCACCTCAAGGTAATGTTGCAGGTCAAATTACACAAGCTGATGTAGAAGCTAAGATGAAAGACCCAAGATACTGGCAACAAGGCAAACGTGATCCTGCGTTTGTAGCAGAGGTGAACAATGAGTGGAAACGTCTTTACGGGTGAGGGTGATTACGGCATAGCTGAGATTGTTAAAAGCAGACCTAGCCATGCCGAAAAACTTCAACAAAATTTAAGAGACACAGATTTAAGAGAGTGTATGATTGCAGGAGTATCTCCTTGGCGAGCATTAATGGAGCCATTACAAGGAGATACAGCAGAAACTTATACTGTTTTATTAAGAGATGAGCCTGTGATGATGTTTGGTGTTGTGCCACAACATGAACTTGTTGCACGTATATGGATGTTGTGCAGTCCTACAGTTGAACGTCATCCCAAAACGTTTATGAAATTGTCGCCATCCATTGTTGATTATTTTCAAAATCAATATTTTTTATTGGAAAACGTATGTCCAATGGATCATTATAAGACGATTGCGTGGCTAGAATACTTAGGTTTTGGGTTCTTGGCACAGCCAGTTAGAATGAATGGGCATGCAGTTTTTAGATTTGTACGTTGTCAAAACACATATTATATGCAATCCCTTGAAGATACACGGCCTGTAGTAAGCTGACAGCCCTAACGGATAACTGGATGAAGCCCAAAGCAGATAACCGATAGCAACTATAACAACAATCTGCAATGAGCAGGGAAAGGACTAATAATGGCTAACACAATAGACCAAGCCTTTATTAAGCAGTTCGAGTCCGAGGTACATCTTGCATATCAGAGAATGGGTTCTAAGTTAATGAACACAGTCAGAAATGTAAGTAATGTTGCAGGAAGCGTTGTACGTTTCCAAAAGATCGGTACTGGATCAGCTTCAACTAAATCAAGGAACGGTATGGTTACTCCGATGGAACTAGACCACACCAACGTAGAAGCAACATTAGCAGACTACTATGCTGCAGAATACATTGACAAGTTAGACGAACTCAAGACTAACATTGATGAACGTCAAGCTATTGCAACTTCTGCTGCTGCTGCATTAGGCCGTAAGACAGATGAGATTCTTATTACAGCTATGGATGCAGGTGCTAACGCAACTCAGTTGCACGACACAGGTAGTGCTGTTGAAAAAGCAGATTTATTATCAGCTTTTGAAACATTTGGTTCTGCTAACTTACCGGAAGATGGTAATAGATATATCGCAATGCATCCAAAAGGATTTGCTGACTTATTCTTAATTAATGAGTTTGCATCTTCTGATTATGTAGGTGATCAAAACTTACCATATGCAGGTGGCATGACAATGAAAGAATTCTTGGGTTTCAAGATTTTTTCAACAACTGCTGTAACTGCCGGTAAGAACATGGCATATCACACAACTGCTGTTGGACTTGGCATAGGTGCTAATGTAACTACAGAGTTAAACTATGTGCCAGAGAGAGTTTCACACTTAGCAACATCAATGATGTCCATGGGTGCTGTCGTTATTGACGACAATGGTATCTATGAACTTCTTGATAATAACACATAGGAGGTGAATCATGGCATTTGAATCAGCTAATTTAATACGTATTGGTGGTGGCTCAGGTCAAAACCTTTGGTATTATTCAACAACTGAAGCTCAAGGTACTATCGATGGTGCAGGTTATTTTAATAACGCAGCTAACATGTTGAATGTAAATGATGTAATACTTTGTATTACTGCAACAGGTGGAACACCAGTTGTGTCACATTCATATGTTAATGCAAATGATGGTAGCACGGTTGACATAGTCAATGGTGTTGCAATAACTGCTACTGATAGTGACTAGAAACTAAATGGCATCTACGGCATCCAATTCAGCATTAGATATAGCATCAAGAGCCTTAGTGCTTATTGGTGCTGAGCCAATAACTTCTTTTGAAAGTAATTCAAATGAAGCATTGGTAGCATCTAATATGTATGAGGATGTCGTAAGATCAGCCTTGTGTGTTTGTAGATGGAGATTTGCAACTGAGCAAGCAGTTCTCAATCAACTAACAGATACACCTACTGGTAGATTTGATATAGCACATCAGCTACCAAGTAATCTTTTGATGTTACATGCAGTGACTGTAAACGATAATAAAATACAGTATACTGTTTATGGTGATAAAGTATTTTCAGATTCAACATCTAATGATGTATTGATAGCTGATTATACATACAGAGCAGAAGAAATAGACTTTCCATCTTACTTTGCATTAGCAGTTCAGTATTCACTAGCATCTGTATTTGCTACAGCAATAGCTAGAGATGATAAGTTAATGGAAATGATGGAGCTAAAAGCCGAAAGACTAATGGCTAAGGCAAGAAACCTTGATGGTCAGCAACAAACATCAAGAGTATTAACAACCACGAGGTTTAGAACAAATAGGCTAAGCTAATGGCAAGGGTAAGAATACCACAAAATAGTTTTCAGTTTGGTGAAATCAGCCCATCATTAACTTCAAGAACCGATTCACCAATATATAAAAACTCAGCAGAAAGAGTTAGAAACTTTTTTATAAGAAGTGAGGGTGGTGTTACCAAACGACCCGGCACTAAAAGATGGCATAACTTTGGTACTAGCCCATCTTATGATTCAGATTTAAGGCAAACAGTTCGTATAGAGCCATTTACATTTTCAGATGATGAACAATACATAATTGCATTTAGTAATACTCGAATAGAAATATTTCAAATAAGTCCTACAACTGGCAATATATCATCAATACAAAGTCTTACTAGTCAATCTTGGTTGGTCAACACAACGTCTTCCCCTTACCTTGAGGAGTATACGTTTGCTCAACAAGGTGACGTTATGTTTATTTGTCATCAAACTATAGCACCAAGGAAGTTAGTAAGGACAGGCCTCACTACATTTACAGTTGAAACATTTAACTTTGAATCTTCTGTAAATAGTGAGCATGTCTTTCAGCCATACTATCCATTTCAACCTTTGGGTATGACGATATCAGCAAGTGCTACAAGTGGTACTGGTGTTACATTAACAACATCAGCAGATTATTTTACATCAGATCATGTTGGTGTGTACTTAAAGATAGGTAGTGCTGAGTGTGAGATAACTGCGTATACGAATGCAACAACTGTAACAGCTACTATTTATGGAACTCTAAGACAGCAATTAGATTTAAATGCTTTTAAAACAACAGAGGGAAGTTCAACACTTAGAATTACTCATGCATTACATGGTCTTGCTGTTGGAGCAAGCATTACTATAGACAGAGCAGGTACTATTGGTGGTGTGTCTATAAATCAAATTAATGGCACAAGAACTATTACGGCTGTTATAAATGAAAATGAGTATGAAGTTACAATGGGTGCAAGTGCGAATACTTCAGAAGATGGAGGTGGTAGACCAAGGATTGAAACTGGTGCAGCTACTACAGAATGGCAAGAGCAAAGCTATTCTGCACTAAGAGGATTTCCTGCAGCAGTTACATTCCATCAAAATAGATTGTGGTTTGGTGGTACATTGGCACAGCCCGATGGAATATGGGGTAGTAAGTCTGGTGAATATTTTAACTTTGATATAGGTGATGGTGAAGACGATGATGCATTAGACCTTACAGCAAACGTAGGTGAGATATTTACTATAAGACATTTGGTATCTAACAGAGATTTACAGGTGTTTACTACAGGCTCAGAATTGTTTGTACAAGCTCCAGTAGATAAACCAGTAACTCCTGCTAATGCACAGATACGCAGACAAACACCTTTTGGTTCTTCTTTTGTTAGGCCTGCTCCTTTTGATGGTGCTACATTGTTTGTTCAAACAACTGGCTCAGCATTACGTGAGTTCTTGTTTACAGATACAGAAGCTGCGTATACATCCGTTGCTATATCATCTCTAGCACCACATCTTATAAGAACACCAGTACAACAAACAACTATTAAAGGTGCATTAAATAGAAGTGAATCATATGTATTTGTTTTGAATAACGATGGAACAATAGCTGTGTTCTATTCTATACGAGGTGATAATAAAGCCGGTTGGACTTTATGGGATACAGCAGGTAAATGGCATTCAGTCTGTAGTGTGTTTGAAAGATTGTTTGTTGTTGCTACAAGAGACGATGGTTCAGGAACAGATAAGCTTTTCTTAGAAGAGTTTCAGGTAGATATGCCTATGGATTTCTGTGATGAGTTTAGTGCAACAGCCAGTGTGTTTAGTGGATTAACATCACACTTTTCTAATGGTGCAGTTGTAAAAGCAATTAGTGGTAATGATTATCTTGGAGAATACACTATAGCCTCCGGTGAGATAGATGCTTCATTAGCTAAATCCAATGTGTCTACTGGCTATATAGGTTATGCATTCGTTCCTCTCATAAAGACCTTGCCAGTAGATGCATCAGTTATAGGAGGGCCTTTAACTGGTGAGCCAAGAAGAATAACAAGAGTTGTTTTAGATTTATATTCAACATTAGCTGTATCTGTAAATGATAAGGACTTAGTGTTTAGGAATGTAACGGATGATATGTCACAGGACAGAGTAGCTATTACAGGAAAAGAAGAATTTAGATTGCTTGGATACAGTCGTGACCCTAGAGTTAATGTATCTCAAAGCTATCCTTTTAGTTTAGATATCAATGGCATGGTAGTGGAGGTAGCATTCGGATGAGTTGGTGGATGGTAGCAGGTGCAGTAGTTAGTGCATATGGTGCAATGCAAGCAGGCAAGGCAAGAGCAGCAGAGGCTAGGGCACAAGCAGCACAATTAGAAGAACAAAAGAAAGATGCTGAAGTTACAGCAATGCAAGAACACAATATTAGGATGGCTAATCTTAATAAATTATTATCTGTAAATACTTCTATACAAGGTATTATGGGTAGAGATGAAGATAGATCATTAAAAGCAATTAAAGAAAAAGCAAGAAGTGAAGCAGAAACAGCAGAAGGTAGAGCAAGACTTCAATACATATCTGAACAAAGTCAACGTAATATGAGCATTGGTATTGCAAATATGCAAGCACGTAATGCAAGAAGAGCAGGAACAATAACAGCAGTTTCTAGCTTGTTAACTGCAGGACATCAATATTCTAAAATTGCACCGGGAACAGGTAGTCCTATGACAATGAGGCAAGTTGGTTATGGAAGTAGGAGTTATAGTACATAATGGCAGAATTTATAAAAGCAAAAACAACTACATTTGTTAATAAACCATTAGGCATTATCAGCACAAGAACAGGTGCTGCTGAATCATTTGATGCTTTAGCAAGAGCAGGTGCTAGGGCACAAGATATGTTCTATCAAGAAGCTGTAGAAAATCAAAAAAAACTAGGTAGAGATTATGTACAAAATCTTAAAGTACAAGCTAGAGATGAAGAAGGTAATCTTACTTACACAGAATTAGATAAAAGTTTAAGTCAAGTAGCTGCTAGTGAAGCTGCTCCTTTACTAAGAAGAAAGATGTCAAATGCGTTATTAGTTGATGCGGACAAACAGCTTACAAAACTAAGAGCCGAATCTACTAATGCAAAAATGTTTGAGTCTAAAGCAAACAATTACATTAGAGAATCTATGAAACAATTAGATAATACAGGAGGTGGTGAATACACAGGTATCTATCAACAACTAGCTACCAAAACAATGGCTCAGCATTTGAATCATATGGTGCTTGCTGAAGCAAAAGAAGCTCAATTAATAGATACACAAAATTCATTATATGCAATTAGAAAAGGCTTGAATGAATTAGCTACATCAATAACAGAAGGTGTAGATGTTTTTGGTGATGGCGAAGATGAATTTGATACAAGCCAAATGATTGATAATCTAAAGAATCAAGCAACAATGCTTCTTAACTCTGGTGATATACAAGAGCCAAAATACAGAGATTTAATTAATGAAATAGATAAGACGACAACGGATGCTATGATTAATAATAAAGTATCAGTTATGTCAAACAACTTAGATGGTAATGCTTTGTTTGCTGTAGAACAGGCTGTTCGAACAGGAGATATTTCGCCAATAGATATTAAATTATTAGAAGCATATGATATAGATCAAGATGATATAGATGCTATAAGAACAGTTAGAGCAAATAGAGATTATCATGCAAGTCGTATTGCAAATATAAGAAGTCTTGTAACGCAAAGAAAAAATGAATCTACAAAAGGTAATGAAAAACTTGCATTGTCTATGAAGCTTGATAGCAAAGATATATTTACTATGAAGCCTAAAGATCAAGAGTTATACAACGATATTTTAGGAAGTAAATATAATGATAACATGCCTATAAATGCACAATGGGTATTACAACACTGGAATGATAAAGATAAAAAAGAATTTCTTAACGATAGTTTGAAAGGCACAAGACTTCCTGCAGCTATTGAAAATATATTTAATAATGCTGAATTTATATCTTTTATGGCAAGACAACAGCCAGAGTTAGCAAAAGCTAATATGACAAGTGCCATTAAGTTATTTACCAATATAATGTACAGGCAAGATATTAGTGGGAATAAATTATATGAATATGGATTAAGTACAGAGAATCATTCTAAATGGGTAAGACTTAAAAGGCTAAGTGAGCAATATGGTGATGATAGAGTTCTTGATTTTGCACAACAAATATTTGCACCAACCGAAGACCAAAACATACGCAACAATATACGCATGATGAATATTGAAAGTTACTCCGGTTATGATACTAGCAGACCTGCAAATCCAAGTGCATTTATGACAAGATGGTTAAGAGATTTTGCTAATTCAAAAGATATGAATCCAGAAGCTGCAACATATCTTATGTCTATAGCTATGCATCATGTTGGAATTGAAAATACATCAGAGTCAGTTCTCAAAGATATACTTAGTGATAGTTATGATAACATGTATGTAAAGTCAAAGTATGTTTGGAACATACAACAAGGTTCAGGTATGGTAAAAAGCTTGCCCGGAAGTATGGCTTTTAAAACATTAGCATCAAGATTTGCACCAGAGAAATACTTTGCAGGGAATCAGGAACTAGAAAACAAATTTATTGGCAGTATAGATAAAAAGTTATCACAGGTTACATCAAAGCTTGGTGATAAATATAAAATTGGAGTTAATGCATTCCTCTTACCATCAAGAAGAAGCAGTAATACACAAGGTGAATATATGGTGGTCGATGATACTGGTACACCAATATTAGATCAGCAGACTAATAATATATTTCAAGTATCTACAAAAATATTAGACAAACAAATATTGATGAAACGTAGAGAAGAACAAGAGCAACGATGGGATAGAGCTAGAAGAAGAAGAATGTCTATCATAAAAAGCAAAGAAGTAGCTAAAGAAACTTTAGAGGGTAGCCCTTTAGATATTATTGGTAAAGTTTGGAGTAAGTTAGGACTTTAATGCAAGAAGTTAAAATCACACCTTTTGTATCTACGAATACAAATCAAGTTGCACAAAGAGATGTTGGTTTTTGGGATTCAGCAGGAGCAACATATGCATACAATTATGGGCCTATCTCAAGATATGCAGTAGAACTCTTTGAGTTTGGTAATGATGAGTTTGATCAAACATATAACTGGGAAAAAGATATTGAAGGTTACGAAGAAGATGTTGAGTTTTTAGCAGGTGCAAAAAATCCAGAACATATGAAATACCTTAAACAATCTCTTGAGATTAATAGAGCTAATCGAGACATGATGGATCGTGGAAGTTTCTTTGGTATTATGACAGCAAGTGTCGTTGATCCATTAAATATTGCTTTTGGTATGCCTGTATTTAATACAGGACTTAAAGCTGCGTGGGCTGCTAAAAATGCTTTTGGTGTTGCAAAAGAAGCATCAAAGGTTGGCTTTGGTATGGGTTTAGCACAAGAAGCATTAAGGGCACCATTTGATCCATTGGCAACACCCGGTGAAGTTGGAACAAATTTAATTAGCACAACAGTTGGATCAGGACTTTTAGTTGGTGGTCTTCGTGGTGCAGGTAACTTTATACAGCCAAGAGTGAAAAAAGGTTTAGATGATCTTCAGACATATGCATATGATGTCGGTGGTGTGCCAGATGATTACAAAGGTGTGCCTATTGTAAGGACATCTAAAGGAACTAAAAGACCTGATGGAACAAAGGTTAATGCTGTATATAGCAGATCAGATAATAAGATATATTGGGATGATGCTGCTATCAAAAAAACTTTTGATGCTAAACCTTGGACAAATCCAAAAGTGAAAGGGGTCAGGCCTTTACCTGAAAATGCTTTTAACACTCCTGAAGAATGGTCACGTTTTGTTTTGCAACATGAACTGACTCATGTTGATATGCCTTTTGAAGCAATGAAAAAACAACATGCAAAAGACAATGCAGGTGCAAGTTATAGTAGGGCTGATTATGAAAATGATATTAACAACATGGCTTTGGAAAGACATTACAAAGGCTATGGATTAAAGCAAACAGCAGCAACAAAAAGATGGTTTTATAATGCTATAACTACACCACAGAAAAGAATATTAAATGATCCATCATTACCAAATGAAATTAAATATAATGTGGCAAGATCATTTTATAATGCTTCTTTAGATTTAGAAGGTAATCCATCAGGTAAAGGTGTACAGTCATTAGCTGCAAGAGCAGCAACATATGCAGCAGATTCATACAATCTTGAAAGAGATTTAAAGCTTTTATGGAGAGAGGAAACAAAAGGCTTTGCAGGTGGTGGTGAGGTTTTTGGTTTTAACATTGATAATGCAAGAGTAAAGCTTGGCTCGTATGGACAAAATGCGAGAACATTTGAAGAGTATTATCAAAATATTATGGATTTAATAATAGACGAAAAGAATCCTGCATTTAACAAAAGCATACTTAATAATCTTCCTAAGACTCAAATTGAAGCTATGGAAAGAATGAAAAAATTTTTAAAAGATTTTGAGGCAGATGGTAGAGCAGCAGGTGTTTTGGGAGATGATGCTACAATTCGTGCAAAAATAAATATGTACAAAGATAGTATTGTTGTTCGAGAAGAAGAAATAAATAAATTACAAGAAAAGTTTGATACTACAAAAGACCCCAATTTAAAAACGCAGATAGAAGTTAAACGAATGTTTCTGCAAAAAGAACAAAATGAAATAGATTATTTGCAGGGGATTTTGGATACATCAATTAACAAAGATTTTGCAATACCCATTTACTACAATAAAGTTTTGTTAAAAGAGAGTGAGCAAGCAAGAGAAGAACTTACTGTTATATTTACTGAACATCTTTTAAGTGGTGGTAAGCATAGTACATGGAATGATGCTACTGGCACATGGTCAACTCAGTCAGTAAGAAACCCTAAAGATGCACGTAATATTGCAGAACAAATTGTAGACAGGATTGTTGAAGACCCTGATACAGGAAACTTTACACCAAGGTCAGGTAAAGGAAAGCATTTAATGCGTAGAGCTTTAGATATACCTGAGTGGAAAATTAAAAACTATATAGTTCGTGATCCTAGAGTTATACAAAATTATGCAAATAAGATGGGCTTTAGAATAGAGTGGGCATTAGTTCATGGCAAAATGGATGTTGATGACATTTTAAATAGACATGAAGAAATTATGAGACTTAGTGGTAAACATACTGAGGATAGAATAGCTGAAGTAAGACGTGATTTTCTAGGTGATTATGAAAGAGAGGCTGGTATTCATGTACGTGATCCTGATGCTTGGAATCAAACTGTTACAAGGAACTTAAAGTCAGTAGCAGGCATGACTTATCTACCTCTAGCAGGTATAACATCAATTATTGATACAATAGCAATGCCTATTTTTGAGCATGGTTTTGGTAAAATAGCAAAGAATGCTATGCGTGTTGTTGATGGTGACTTTGCTCAAATGAGACTGAATGGAAGGCAAGTCAAACATGGTGGCGAAGCTATGGAGCTTAGCAGGCCTATAGCACAATACAGAATACTTACAGATTCAGTAAGAGATATACAACCAAAACGTATAGAGCGAACTATACAAGGTGCAGAACGTGGATTCTATTTTCTTAATTTATTATCAGGTGTTACATCATTTGGTAAACAATTAAACACTGCATTACTTATACCAGAGTTTTTTCACAGAATATCAACAATAAAAAACAATGGTAAGATTACCAACTTCGAGGTTGGTGAGTTAGCAAGGTACGGAATAACTGAAACACTTGCTAAACAATTAGCTGATATGCCTTGGGGAAAAACAGAAACCGGCATGCCAACATTAGACCTTGCTTCTTGGCCATCCGCAACATTTCAAGATCGTAGATTAAAAAGAATTATGTCTACATACCTTGCACAAAACGCAAGGAATACAATTATGCATTCTACATCAGGTGATAGACCACTAGTTATGGATGGTTTTACTTATGTTAAGTGGAAGCCATGGATGAAATCAATGGGCATGTCTATTGATGAACGAGCTTCTACAGCTAATGTTAAGTTTGCTAGAATTGAAAATGGTTATATGAGCTTACCTTTTCAATTTCTTAACTTTGCTTTTGCAGCTAATAACAGAATATTTGCAGCTAGTCTTGATCCTGCTAGACAATACAGATTATCAGGTGTTATGGCTTTGCTGGGAATGAGTTACTTGGTTTTAAAATTAAAGAAAGATGATTGGTGGTTTGAGGATAAAGGATTTGCTGAGATTCTTATGCGAACTGTAGATCAGTCAGGCATTGGTGGTTTGTATACTGATATCGCTTATCACGCATTACATACAGCAATAGCAGGTGGTTTACATAATCCGGATAATTCATGGCTTAAAGGTAAATACAAACCAACTATGCAAGATGATGTATTTGACAAAATGGGTGCTGTGCCATCTATGTTATCTGAATGGGTTCGTGGGGCATATGAAATTACTAACGGCAATACTATGGAAGGTTTAAGAGATTTAACTTATCACGTACCTATTTTAGGTTTGTCAGGTTTAGCCGATGATGTGAGAAGCTTTACAAGGCAATGATTTGTACGTTGCGTATAATAATAACAACAAATAAGGTGCAAATATGACTATAGCATTAAGTGACAATACACCACGAGTATCTTACACAGTAGCAGAAGGTGTTACACAGACTGCATTTACTGTTACATTTGAATTTTTTGATGATGCTGATTTAAACTTTTATGTTGATGGAACTCTTAAAACACTTACTACTCATTACACAGTAACAGGTGGTGATGGTTCTACAGGTACTATTAATACAACAGCAGGTAATTCAGTTACTGGTATAGCAGGTGGCTCGACTGTAGTTATAACAAGAGACGTTTCTTTAGCTAGGATTACTGATTTTCCATCATCAGGTGCATTTGAAGTTGCAAAATTAAATACAGAGTTAGATAGATTTACTGCTATTGCTGCTGATTTAGATGATATTTCATCACGAGGTTTGAGATTACAAGATTTTGATGCGGCTGTATCAATGCAACTTCCTGTACAAGCTGATAGACTTGGAAAGGTTTTAGGATTTAATGCGACTACCGGTGCTGCTGAAGCAGGGCCTACAATAGCAGACGTAAGTTCACTAGCACAGATAACAGCAGATATATCAACACTAGCTGATATTGAGGATGGTACTGATTCAACAGATGCTATTCAAACAGTAGCAGGGATATCTGGTAATGTAACTACAGTAGCTAATATTTCAGCTAACGTAACTACAGTAGCAGGTATTACAGCTAACATAGCTGCAGTTGTTGCAGATGAGTCTGATATAGGTGTGGTATCTACAAACATAGCTAGTGTTAATACAGTAGCTACAAACATTGCAGATGTAATTACAGTTGCTAATGATCTTAATGAGGCTGTGTCTGAGTTAGAAACAGTTGCCAATGATTTAAATGAAGCTACTTCAGAAATAGATACAGTAGCTACTTCAATAAGTAATGTTGATACTGTTGGCACTAATATAGCCAATGTAAATACTGTAGCAGGTAACACAACAAACATAAATACAGTAGCAGGTATTAATGCCAATGTAACGACAGTTGCAGGTATAAGCAGTAATGTAACCACAGTGGCCGGAATTAGTGCTGATGTTACAACAGTTGCAAATGATGGAACAGATATAGGAACAGTATCTACCAACATTGCTAATGTAAATACAGTCGCAGGTAACAATAGTAACGTTACTACAGTCGCAGGAATATCAAGCAATGTTACTACTGTTGCAGGAATACAAGCTAACGTAACGACTGTAGCAGGAATAAGTGGAAACGTAACTACAGTTGCAGGTAACAATACCAACATAACTACAGTAGCAGGTATTGATTCTGAGATCACTACTGTTGCAGGGATTAGTTCTGAAATTACTACAGTTAACAATGCTGCTGCTGATGTAGCAACATTATCACCTTTAGCTGCTGACATATCTACTCTAGCAGATATAGAAGATGGAACAGATGCTACTGATGCCATACAAACTGTGGCAGGAATAGCTGCTAATGTAACAACGGTTGCAAATAACGATAGTAATGTTACAATAGTGGCGAATAATGATGCCAATATTACAGCAGTAGCAGGTGATGCTTCAGATATTGGAACAGTAGTTACGAACATGGCCAATATCAATTTAGTTGCATCTAACATAAACGCAGGGGTTATTGATGGTATATTTGATTATGGATCAGTCGCAGATGCAGTATCAAGCTCAACAGATTATGGAAGTCTATAAGGAGATTTAAATAATGGCAAC